GGATACTCTGGAAGTTTTGAAGAATGAGGAGTACATCGAGGCAATTAAAAATGGAATGCTTCTTCTTTCACCTAATGAAGAAGGAGAGGTCTGGTTTGACAGCGGTGTCAACACACTGACAACCTTAAATGAAAATCAGGATGCAGGATGGAAAAAGATCCGCCGTACAATGACAAGATATGAAATGTTTGACCGGATTGACAGGACCATTACGCCGCTGGTCGGCAGAGTTAACTGTGATTCCGATGGCATTTCCAATGTGGTGAAAGTGGCACAGGATGTTTTGATTGCAATGGTGAGCGAAGGAAAACTGATGGACGGTGCTAACTTCTATGAAGATCCGGAACAGCCTCACGGCCCGGATAATGCCCACTTTATTATTGAGGCATCCGATATTGACAGCTTAGAAAAGATTTACTTGAACTATCAGTTCAGTTTTTCAGGAGAATAAGGAGGAAAGAGAATGAGCGAAAAAATTGATGTACGTACAGTAATGACAGGAAATGACGGAAAATTATTTATCTACTATGGTGAAAACAACAGAACTTTTCTGGCAGAAATTAAGGACTATGAGATTAAAGCGAGTTTTGGAAGTATCGATTATCAGCCGTTGGGTGATGTCCAGGAGTACTCAATTCCTAATAAGGTCAAATTTACCTTGACTTTTTCAGGGGCAGTAGTGAGAGACGACGTTTTGATGGCTCCAATTTTGAAAAGTCTGAAAGACGATGGTAAGATACCGTCTTATGATTTCCAAAGTACAGCGACACGTACCTTGGATAACAAAGAACAGAAATTAACACTCAGGGATTGTATTCCAAACGGAGACTTCGACATTATGACTTTAAAGGCAGGCGAAGTGATCACCAGACAGCAGAGCTTTACGATTAATAGTATTCCACAATTTGAAGATATTTTATCAATCAGTAAATAGGAGAGGAGATTACAAGATGGAAAATGTAGCAGAAAGAAACAGTATGCAGAATATCGAGGTAACAAAGGACAATGAGATGGATTTAGTACAGGGGCTTTTGTCTGCCGCTGATTTTAGAACAGATGACGAAATGCAGACGGAAATTCAGATTAAACGAAAAGGAAAGCTGTTCTTCTCTTTTAAAATCCGTCCATTAAGCGAAGAAGAGTTACTGAATGCACGAAGAAAATCAGTGGTAAAGATGGCAAATCCTAATAATCCAAAATTACCTCCGATTGAAAAAGAAGTAAAAATAGAAGAATTTACCGCATGGAAAATCTATCTGGCAACTGTGGATAGAGAAAATGTATGGGAAAATCCGGCGGTGATGAATGGACTTGAAAGAAAAGGTTTTTCTGTACTGCAGGGAATTGATGTCATCAATACTGTGCTGAGAGCCGGAGAAAAAGATGCCATTGATGATCAGATTGATAAACTGAGCGGATTCTATGATTCCGAAGTGACTGTGGAGGACTACGCAAAAAACTAATTGAGGCTAGTCCGCTAGCCTGGAAGCTACATTACATCTGGCAGAAACAGGGAAAACTGCCCTCAGAAATCCTCGGTTTAAGCCGGGGAGAGAGGGCATTTGTCCTTGCCTCCACAGAGATAGAATTGGAAAATCTTATAAAATGGAAGGAGGAAGAGTAAATGTCTGATACAGTTGTAATCGGAATAGATAGTAACTTAATTCCTTCTGATAAAAAAAACAGGTTAAAATATGCTTCTAAATATTATAATGGGTCTTTTAGAAACAGTTCAAAGAAAAATAAGCCAGGTATAAACGCCGGAAATCTTACGTTTTCAGAGGCATTTAATATTATCTTACAAAGTGGCGGAAAAGAGAAGATTAAGTATTCGGATGTTTTTGATTATAAATCTGACCCGGAAAAAACAAATAGAGCATATGCTAAAATATTACAGGAAACAGGCGTTGCACTTGATATAGAAGATATTATTTTTTACAACAAAACTGGAATAACAGAAGCTGAATATGAACAAATGAAAGCTGGCTGGGCAGAGAAACATAAATCAGGTCAAAACCAAATGCAGAGCTTTAATTCATTGATGGAGGAGATATCAATCACTGCAGTTGATGAAATATATACAGAAGCGGCAGATAAAAAATTAGAAAAGATAGTCTTTGAATCACAGATTTATGAAAACTTTTATAAGAAAGCAGCTTATCAATCAATTCTCAAAAAAACTGAAAAAGGCTTGAAAGCAGCTGGGTTATATTCTCTTGCCACAAGCGGTTATGAAGTGCTAAGCAGTGAAGACAAAACAAAGGCTATTTTACAGGAAACCGCAGGAGGTTTCACTTCGGCATTGGTGACAAAAGGTTTATTACATGGTGCTGTAAAATTAGGATTACCTATGACAGGGGTAGGAGGAGTTGCAGTCGGTGTTACTGCTTTGGTAATATCAGCATTTGCAGAGGATTCTGTAAAAGACAAAGTAGGTGAATTATATGATTATGCAAAAGAGAATATATCTATTGAAACGAACAATGATGTCCAAACTTCTATGCCATATGATCCGTATCATATTTTTCCGGGTACAAAAGTAAAGCCTCAAAAATCAAAAAATACTGCTTCAAGAATACCATATGATATGTATCATTCAGGTTTAAATCAGACAAGGAATAAAAACACTGTGGGAAAAGAGCAGCAAGAGAGATACTGGATAAGAGAAACGAATGACGGTCTGATCGTGGAACTTCCATTTACACAAGAGAAAGTTTTGTTAAAGAAAGAGAAGAAACCTTTATTGAATCTGGTTAAGCCCCCGGGAATGAACAACAGCAATCAATCAGATAAAAATGTTCCTGTATATAGAAGAAATGGGTCCGGTAACAGCAAGGCAAGGAAGGCTACAAAGAGAGAACAAGAAGAAGCTCTAAAGTGGGGCAAATTTGGAATGGCTATGATGATGGGATTTATGCCGGGGCCAAAAGTAAAACGCCACGCTAATGGAGGAGTTGTAAATGGAACCACTCTTAGTTATGTAGGAGAAGACGGACCAGAAGCGATCATTCCTCTCGGAAGCAAACGCAGACAAAGAGGAATGGATCTGTGGAATCAGGTAGGAGCTATGCTTGGAGTACCGGTGGATCGTAATAAACAAAAGATCTATAAGTTATCAAAAAAAGTGAAAAAATCTGCAGACTATGATGAATCCTCAATAAAAATTTCGGTTGGTAATGTTTCTGTGAATTTAAAGGGAAGCTCAGAAAATTCAGGGGAAAATCTGGACTTGCTGAAATTATTAAAAGAGCAGAGGGGGCAGATTTCAGATGAACTTTGTTCTGTAATTGCTGATGCTTTAAAAGGGGCATATAAAAATATTCCAACAGCAGTATAGGGGTTGAAATTATGCAAAGAAAGGAGGTAAAAAATGTCAGATACAATTATAATTTCAGGAGACGAAGAGGACTCTGAGAAAAAGAAAAATTCAGGAAGAAAAAAGAAATATGACATAAAGAAATATTTATCTTTATTGAATTCCTCAAACAAACAATGGATGAGAGAAGATACCTATTTTAAGGCACATAATCAGGAACTATCTAAAGAAGAAAGATGGAGACAAAAAATAAAAAATGTTAGTAAAAAGAATATTATAAACCCCACAATTACTGGATTACAAAATACATTACTAAAATGGCTGAAGTATCCTTTGGTGGGTTCTCAGACATCTCCTTTTCTTAAGGAAAAAATAGAGAAACTAGAAAAAGAAGAAGACACGGGAAAGGCACTGGTAAAAGAAATATTAGGTGGGACTTTTAAAGCTGGATATAAAGGGGTAAAAACGCTCTTTCTAATAGATAGTATACCTATAGTTGATGCCTTTGTGAATGATAGACTCGATAAATTTGCAGATTATTTGGGCGATAATGTCACTGACAATAGTAGAGAGATAATGGGAGTAGAGTTCAAAGACGGAGATGTAAGGAGAAAATCAGATAAGCCAACATCAGCAGATACTGCAACATCTAATGCCTATTCGTTCAAAAAGATAGATAATAAGCCGTTAGAAAATTATGGGGATGATTTCAGTGGAAATAGAATCAGCCATGCGGATATAATTTTAGGAGCTTTATCAAGGCTGCCTACTTCAAATCCTCAGAATATCCCATATGATCAATATCATGTTTTTCCTGGGAAGAAGCAGAAAACTGGGAAATCAACTAGTGCACTTAATCAAATGCCTTATGATATGTATCATACAAATTTAAATTGGAAAAAACCAGAGTTAGATTCAAATACCAATAAAAAAAATAATTCTTCATCTCAAGATAAAGATACCTATTGGATTAAAGAAACTGCGGATGGTTTAGTTATAAGAAAACCTGGACAAAAAGAAAAAATATATAAACCAAAAAAATCACCAATTCTTCCATTGTTCCAGCCGTGGAATCCATTAGGCAATAATTCTATCGTGCCTTCACATTCAAATTATAATGGAAAACATAGTACTGGATCAAATTCGAGTAAAAGAGGTTCCACACGAAGAAAATCTAGAAATTTGTCAAAAAAAGAAAGAGAAAAAATAGCAAGAGATGCAGTACATAAATCAAAGACGGGTGCATACATTCCATTTCCTACTGCAGTAAGCCCATATGCGGATGGCGGTCTTGTAAATAAAACAACCCTTAGTTATGTCGGTGAAGACGGACCAGAGGCAATTATTCCTCTTGGAGCTAAACGCCGGCAGCGAGGTTTGGATTTATGGAATCAGGCAGGTGCTATGCTTGGAGTGCCGGGTTATGCCAACGGTGCGATCGTGGGTGCCAATCCGGGAGAGACAGTCAAGAAACCTAAAAAGAATGCAGTACATAAAGCTGGGGGCAATGGTAAAACCTCTTCAGGAAATAAAAAGTCTGGGGTAAAAGTTTCCGTAGGAAATATTTCTATCAATGTGAAAGGAAGCGGCGATGGGGCAGGAAAAAATGTAAATTTACTGCAGCTATTAAGGGCACAGAAAGGACAGGTATCAGATGAACTATGTTCTATCATAGCAGATGCTGTAGAAGGAGCCTACAAAAACATTCCTGTAGCATAATAAAAGGAGGAAAAAGTGAAGGAAGTTAGTATAAAATTATATGAGCTGGGAAATAAAAAAGAAAATATTACGATTCCCCTTCCTCCGGAAGAGCTGGAATACAAAAGTTCCTCAAGGCTTCAGGAATATGAAATTCTTGACTTAGGGAAGGTAAGTATTCCAAAAGGACGTAATTTGAGCACGATTGGATGGGAAGGAATTTTTCCGGCAATTACGAGAAAGCGTTTTGAGTTTATTCATGATGAGCTGAAACAGCCCGGTGAATATATAGAAAAGATTGAGAACTGGCGAAAAAAGCACAAAAAAGTCCAGGTCCAGATTTCTAAAACGCCTCTGAAATCAAAAACAATGTATGTGGAGGAGTTTAACTATACTATTTCTGCTGCTGGAGATTATAAATATACGATCTTATTTATAGAGGCAGCAGAATTGAAATTGAACCGTACAGTAAGAAAAAGTAAAAAGGGAACAAAGAAATATAAAGTTAAACGAAAATCAGAAACATTGCGGGATATTTCTAAAAAGTTTTATGGTGACGGATCAAAGTATCAAAGAATTTATAAAGCAAATAAGGCTCTGATTGACAAAAAGAATGCGGAGATGAAAAAAAAGGGAGAGAAAGTAAAATCTAAATATACAATTTATAGGGGACAAGTGCTTACGATTCCGCCGGCCACTTCGGCTGAAAAGAAAAAGCTTTCGATTCTTGCACTGCAGAAAGCAATTAATAAAGACAAAAAGTATGGAAAAGTGCCGACAAACGGAAAACTGGATGCTTCTACAAAAACTGTTTTGAAAAAGATATTTATCAAAGTCGGAAGCAGAGGTGAAGTTGTTAAATTTGTACAGGGAAAAGTCGGAGCAACCAAGGATGGAATCTGCGGATCTAAAACAAAAGCAAAAATTAAGAAATATCAGAAAAAACATAATTTAAGTGCGGATGGAATCGCAGGAATTGATACTTTAACCAAGATGGTTAGTTAGGAGGCAAGAATTATGAATGGAACACTTCAGAATCCTATTTACAAATGTACCATCAAAACAAAAAAGGCTGCATATAATGTCACCAATATTTTGACAGAACTTACAGTAACACAAAATCAGGATGATCTGGCTCAGGGAGTTACAATCACAATTCCAAATATTAAAGATAAAAAGAAGTATTTGTATAACAATATTACAGTCAGAGACAGCCTGGTTTTATACTGTAAGACAGGAAAAAAATATAAGGAAATTTTCCGCGGAACAATCTGGGAAAAAGATTACACCAGTGATGTAACAAAAGATTTGACACTGACTGCATATGACAGGCTGATATATCTTCAGAATACGAAAGATAACTTCTTCTTTGCAAAAGGGAAGAGTACGAAAAGTATTCTCCAGACAATCTGTAAACGATGGGGAGTGAAACTGAATTTTCAGTATAAAAACATCAAACATAAACGCACGATCATACGAGATGTAAATGTATCAGATGCGATTATTGCGGTGCTGAATGAAGTGAAAAAGAAAACTGGCACAAAATATGTGATCTCTTTTGAAAAAGGGGCTTTGACAGTTAAAAAACGGGGGACCAATTCTAAGATTTATACAATTAACAGCAAAGAGTCAGCCCTTACGGAAAACACGAAAGTTACTATGGATGGCGTTATCACGAAGGTTGCTATTTACAGAGAACAAGAATCTCAGTCGACAAAGGAACAGCCGCCTAAGAAAGTAACAGTTGTGAAAGGTGATACCAAAAAGTATGGTACTTTACAAGAGATTATTATGCGGGATTCAGATGATAAAAAAGCAGTGCATGCAAAGAAAGAAGCAAAAGAAATCCTGAAGGAACATGGGAAGCCCAAATATGAGCGGACTTTAGAAGCAGTCAATAATCCTTATATCAGAAAAGGACATAAAATTAAGAGCAATGCGGGGGCCCTGGAGGGGTACTATATTGTTGTTGGTGTTGAGCATGATTGTCTGAATGGAAAAATGAAATTGGAGGTAGAAAAATAATGGCTGCAAAAGGAAGTGTCAGACTGGCTGCTATCCTGCAGAAAAGAATGGGGAAAGTTAAAGATTTCGGCTATTCGCCGACAGCAGAACTTGGAACTATAACATCTAAGGGACTAATACTTGACAGTTTTCCTAAAGATGTTATGGGAAAAGATGAGTATGCTGTCTGCAGTTTTGATACTGCTGAGGCAGCAGGAGGGCAGAAAAATATATTAAAGGATAAAGACAGAGTGGTTGTCCTCTGGGCAGATGAAACACCGGTAGTGATTGGGAAAATTTCCAAAGGATAAGAATAAGAGGTGATAAAATGGATAATCTTTTTCCGGAAGATTTTGAAGAGGAAGAATTAGAACTGGATGAAATAGATGACGGACAGGATGAAGAAGCGATTGGATATAAAAAAAGTATTTACTTTGACGAAAACTTGGGTGACTTCAAAAGAGACGGAACAAAAAAACTGGTAGAAGCCGACGGAGTGGATGCATGGATTCAGTGGTGTATGAAAGTACTGAAAACGAAACGATATGTTTGTCAGGCTTACAGTGATGATATTGGAATAGATATCGAGAGTGTTTTTCAGGCAGAGTCTCGAAAAGAGGCAGAAAGCATTTTAGAAAACGAGATTACAGAAGCTTTGGAAGCAGATCCATATCAGAGGACGGATATGGTAAAATCAGTAACATTTCAATGGAAGAATGCCGATTCGCTGGAAGTTACCTGCAATGTACTCGGAATTGATTCAAATGAGATTGAACTAAACACAACGATTGAGAGGTAGGAAGGAGGATACAGATGGACGAAGAACTTTTAGAGACGATAGATGAGGAAGAATTAGAAGAGGATGATTTTGTAGTTCCGTCATTTCTAGATAATTCCAGTGAAGAAGAAATACATAAAAAGATGCTGGATTATCTTCCGGATGATATTGATAAATCAGAAGGCGGATATGTTTACGATCTTACAAAACCAACCGCGATAGAAGTTTCTAGAATGAAGGAATTTGAATTAGTAGAAGCACTGAAGCTAATCTGGCCAAGATATGCAGAAGGTGCTTTTCTTGATTATCACGCAGAGACAAGGGGGATTCAGCGGAAAGAGGCTATGAATGCCGCCGGAATTTTACATATTACAGGAACTTTAGGTACTGTAATCCCAGAGGGAAGTATTTTTACTACGGAGAGCATCAATGATGAACCTGAGAAAGAGTATGAAACGCTGGAAGAAGCCACGATAACCGCAGAAGATGGTGTCGATGTAAAGATTCAATGTACAGAGGCTGGATTAAACGGAAATAGCGCCAAAAATACAGTGAATTTGGAAGAAGATATCATCGAAGGAATTGCAGAGGTTACAAACCCTGAACCGATCATCGGAGGAGCAGAAGAGGAAGACGATGAAAGCCTGAGAGAAAGAATTATGGAATATGACCAGTCTCAGGGAGATTCTTTTGTTGGAAATGTCAGTGATTATAAACGCTGGGCCTTGTCAGTAGAAGGTGTGGATACTGCAATTGTTTTCAGTCCTGAAGACAACAGCGGAAAAGTAAAGATTGTGATTACGCCTGCAAATGATGAATTAAATATACAGGAATTAAAAGATAAAGTGACCAATTACATTATGAGTCCGGACAATCCGGAAAATCGTCTGGCGCCGGTCAATGCCAAAGTGGAAGTAGTTACTCCGGATAATCTGATCATCAACATTAACGCAGCCGTTGAACTGAAAGCGGGGGCAGAACTCACAACCGTAACAGATATATTTAGAAAGGCTGTGAATAATTATCTTAAAGCGACAGTAAATGAAGGAAAGATCAGGTACACTCAAATTTCTAATATACTGGGTGATACAGAGGGCGTCTATGACTATTCTGGTCTTGTAATCAGTAAAGACGGAGATGCGGAAGGAAAGACAGATAATATTGCAGTAGATCCAAATGTTATTCCTGAGGCAGCCGTTACTTTGAGCCTGGCTGAAAGCAGTAATTAGGGGAGGGTCTCGTATGTACAATAAAACGGAATTAATGGATAAAATACTGACCAGCCCGGAAGCACAAAAAATTATGGATTTTGTAAGTCCGGTTTATGGAGAAGCTTACAGTGCACTGCATTTATTTAACTGTATCGGATGTGTATTAGATGAGTTAGATGAATTCCCTGATACTTTTAGGGATCAGCTTTCAGTTAAGACTGCGGATTTATGGTCTCTGGATTATTGGGAAAAACAATATGGAATTGTTCCTGATTTAGATGCCACAGAAGAAGATCGAAGGAGAAATCTTCTGGAAAAAATGGGTCGGAGATTTAATAATCCAAAAAGGATTGAGGACGTTCTCACTTCAATGCTGGGACATAAAGTTGAGGTGAAAGAGAACACGGGGGAGAACCAGTTTAGTGTTCTTGTGAGAGGATATGTACAGGATTTGAAACCTGCAAAATCATTTCTTGACAGAGTGAAACCGGCACATCTTATTTATGAGCTGAAAGTTTCAGAAGTCATTGAGGCAGTAGTAAACATTTACTATGGAATGTGTATTTCGGAACATGAATTTTATAAAGTAGAAGTGTTATAAAGAGACAACATCGGCACATGGCTTCAATGGAAGGCAGTGATCGGTCATTAAAAAGATTTAAAGCAGAGGTGAAGTAATGGATATATGGGAAAATGCGTCTTTGACAGAAAAAGGTGCAGATTTACAAAATAAATTGATAAATGGAGAAACATTAAAAATTACAAAAGTAAAGACAGGTGCGGGAAAGGTTTCTGCAATGTATCTCAGACAGCAAACAGAGGTTGCCAACCCCGTACAAGAGTTAACAATACAGCCGGCTACAATTGCAGATGATAATATCATTATTCCAGTATTGCTTGATAATATTGGTTTGACGGAGAGTTATGAGTTGTGGCAGGTAGGATTTTATGCAGAAGACCCTGACGAAGGAGAAATTTTGTACTGTATTGCTCAGGCAGCAAAGGGAAAAGATATCCCCACAGAACAGGAGAGTCCGGGCTACTCGATTGTATGGAATTTCCATTTTAAAAATTCAGAAGAGAATCCATTTGAGTTAAGTATTACTCCAGCAGGATTAACTTCAATGAGGACATTTCAAGAGCATGCAAATAATGTTGATATACATGTAACTCTGGAAGAAAAAAATATATTTAGTGATAAATATACAAAGGCAGAGATTGACAATAAGTTTTCAGCATTTGAGACAAATATAGATTGGAAAGAAGCGGTAGATACATACACTGATATTCTGGAAATGTATCCGAAACCTCAGGATGGATGGACAGTAAATGTCAAGGATACAGACTATACATATAGATTTAATGGGACAGACTGGGTTGCAATTAGTTCTAATTCGATTCCAAATGCAACCTCAGAACTGAATGGTTTAATGACAAAAGAGCAGGCGGCAGTTTTAAATAAGCTGGATAATGCAGTGGGAAGCTTACAAAATTTAACGACAGTTGAAAAACAGAATCTGGTAGGAGCTGTAAATGAAGTTAAGAGTCAGGTTACACAGCTAAATTCGGATTTGGATAATATAGCAACAGAAGTAAAGACGGTTAATAATACTTTTGGATATGGTACTTTTTCTAATGGCTACGTGTCAATAGGGAAAACAGTTTGCGTGTCGTTTCAGGTGTTACTTGCAACCAATATTGCTGCCGGAAAAGTTTTATGTAGTGGCCTACCGAAACCACTTTCTGAATTAGCAATAATAAATGTATACGATAGTTCAGCATCTACTTATTCACGCGCAAAGGTAACTTATGATGGAGCAGTCTATGTAGAAACTACACATAATTCTGGGGCTTCACTACTGATTAACGGCTCATATGTAGCAAAATAAATCTGAATTTAGCTGTCAAACTGAATATTTTTATTTTAATTCTTTTAAGGCCATACTAAGTGGTCTTTTTTATATAGAAAGGAGCTTTATGTTTGAACAAATTTTAGCAATCTGTGGCGGAATCAGCATTATAGGCGGCGCCGGTGCAGTCATATATAAAATTATACATCCGGCATTTAAATTCAGTAACCGGGTTGAACTTCTAGAAGCACACTCGGAGAATGATTACCGCCGCTTAAAGAAATTGGAAGAAATGCAGCGTCAGCAGTCAAAATGTTTGGCTGCAATGCTGAACCACCAAATTACCGGAAACGGTATTGATAATATGAAAAAAATAAGAGACGAGCTTTTAGAAAGCATTATTGAAAAATAGAAAGGAGTACATAAGTATGAGTTTAGATTTTATATCACAATATTATATTTCTATTGTATTGGCTGCATGCCTGGCTGTTGGTTATGTGATTAAAAAATCTCTGGATTTTATACCAAACAAATATATTCCATTAATCCTTGTGGTTCTGGGAGCAGTTCTTGGATGTATTACAGAAGAAACAGTATCAATGGAGTCCATTGTATATGGTGCAATTACTGGTTTGGCAAGTACTGGTCTGCACCAAACTTTTACGAGAATGATGGAAGGTGTGGATACCGGGGCATCAGAAGAGAATAAAAAGGAAGATGGAGGCGGTCAGAATGGGAAGCTATAATATAAGCGCAGGTCATAACCCACCAGGGAAAGTAGCATGCGGGGCATGTGGGTTGTTAGATGAATCCAGAGAAAATCGGTTAATTACAAAAGAAGTCATCAGACTTTTAAAATCCTATGCACAAAAAGTTTATGACTGCACATGTAATAATGGCAAAAGTCAATCGGATGTTTTAAAAAAGATTGTTGAAAAATGTAATAAAAGAAGCGTAATTCTTGATATTTCCATACATTTGAATTCAGGAAGAAATGATCCTAAGGGAGATCAGAAGGCAGCTGGATGTGAAATATATTGTTCGGCAGATATCGGTATAAAGAAAGAAGTGTCAAAACAAATCCGAAAAAATATGGTTAAACTTGGATTTCTGGATCGGGGGACGAAAACAACAAACAATCTTTATTATCTAAATCATACGGTTAATAAAGCAATTTTAGTAGAAGTATGTTTTGTTGATGACAAAGATGATTACGAGATTTATAAAAAGATTGGATATAAAAAAATTGCAGAGGCTATTGCGAAAGGGATTATTATGGAAGATATTGATAATAAAACATCAAAAAAAGCAAGTAATGAATCTAAAATTAAAATAGGAAAAGTAATTACTAAGAAGGACCCCTTAAGGCTGAGAAACAAAGCATCTTTAATGGGAAAAATTATTTATAGGATGCCGAAAGGGGCTAAGGTAGAAGTTTTAAGTGAAAAAAATAAATGGTATAAGGTCACTTATAATGGACGTACAGGTTACTGCAGTTCAAAATATATAAAAATATTACAATGATCCAGTAAGGGAATTGTTTTGTGGGTAAAATTCTGTGTTATAATTTAGTTACAACAATACGATGATTCGGAGGGAGAGAGATGATTTGTCAGAATTGTGGTAAAGAGAACAGGGAGGATGCTCTGTACTGTGAATGGTGCGGCGTAAAGCTGGAGGTTCTAAATGAAAAGGATCAGCAGTTTCGTTTGTTTCTGAGCAGGAAAGAGCAGAATTCCGGTATCTTTTGGAGTGTTGTAACACTTTTCTATGCATGGTTAGCATTAAGTTATTGGTTTGTCTGGTTTGGAGCCATTTATAATGTAGTCGTTATTATTTTAAGGTTTGTGCAGGCGGAAAAAGTGAAAAATCCATCTGTAGATCTGGTGCAGTCTTATCAGAATAAGAAGAAGCTTCTCATCGTAACGCTCATTGTAAACGTGTTAATCGGATGGTTTCCGGTGGCTCTCGCAGGGTATTGGAACGATAAGACCAAGATAAACTATGTGATGAAAAATCCTGAGTTTGTAAAACAGTGACAGGAAAACAAAAAGAACAGGAAACAAAATCAAATTTTTGCTTCCTGTTCTTTTTTATTTGAATTGGTTTTCAACATAATTCCGCATTTCCTGCCGGGTCTTCATCTGTTTGGCACCGTCGATGACCTGACGCTGTTGGTCAGAAGTCAGCGATGAAAATGCAGACAGGGCATTTTCGTGCTGTGCCAGTTCCATGGTAAATCCGATTGGAATATCTTCATTTCTCATAGTCATCACCTCAGAAATAGTATGACCGGAATCAGACAAAAAATACGGAATTAACATTCTATGCATTGCAGTCAGTCGTAATCGTCATAATCATCGTCGTCGTCCCATTCCACATAAACGTGGACGTAGGCTTTTACCTTCGGATTATCTTTGCAAGTCAGCGTGATGGTTGCTCTGCCAGGTTTTTTGCCATAGATATAACCTTTGGAATTGACAGTCGCAACTTTTTTGTTGCTGGAAGAAAACGTTACCTTCTTGTTTGTGGCAGTCCGGGGATAAACCTTGTATTCGATGTCTTCCCAATCATGAACATCTACATCGGTGTAGCGGTCTTCCACCCAGATTCTGGTTGGCTTTGTATACTTCTTTTTTGCTTTTTTCTTTACCGTGATCGTACAAGTCTTTTTCTTCTTTGTACCACGGATACGGCAGGTGATTTTAACTTTTCCAGTTTTCACTGCTTTTACAGTGATGTCATCATCTCTGCGGTCTCTGCTTACGATCTTCACAATTTTTTTGTTGCTGGTAGACCAGATCAGCTGGTCATCGTCGTAGTCAGAAGGGCGCGCGTAGGCTTCCAGCTCAAATTTTTGTCCTACCCGCAGGGTCTTCTTAGAGTAATTCAGCCTTCTTATAGAGGTCGGTTTTGGATCATCTTCGTCGGCATGGATGCTGAGCGGTGATATAATGACCGTCAGACTTAACAATGCTGCCAGTACAGCAGGCAGTAATTTTTTAATTTTCATATTTTCCTCCCATGAATCTTTAATCGTCATATTCTACAATTACATATACGTAAGCTTTTACCTTTGGATTAGCTTTACATGTCAGTGTAATCTTTGTTCTGCCCGGGCGGATTCCTCTCACATCACCGCGGGAGTTTACGGTTGCTATTCTTTTATTGCCGGAACGGAAGGTTACTTTTTTGTTTGTAGCTTTTTTTGGATATACCTTATAATCAATATCCTCTGTATCATTTACGTCTACATCCATCCGTTTATCTTCCAGTTTGATCTTTGTTGGTTTTATGTATTTCTTTTTCGCTTTTTTCTTTACCGTTATGGTGCAGGTTTTCTTTTTCTTTGTTCCCCGGATGCGGCAGGTAATCTTTACTTTTCCGGTTTTCATGGCTTTTAATGTAATATCATCGTCTCTGCGGTCTTTGCTGACAATTTTTACGATTTTTTTGTTGCCGGTAGACCAGATGAGCTGGTCGTCATCGTAATCATATGGCCTTGCATAAGCCTTCAATTCAAACTTCTGCCCGACTCTGACAGTTCTCTTTTTATAGTTGAGTTTTCGGATAGAAGTGGGTTTCGGGTCGTCGCTGTCTGCATGAATTACTGCAGGAGACAGGGAAAGGGAAAGTCCCATCATGAATCCCATGAACATTAACAAGATTTTTTTGACTTTCATGGCTTACCTCCTTCGTCATTAAATACGTTTGCAGTGACAATATCTTCCGGCCTGCCCCGCATGCTGACAGGAAACAGGCCTGAGATATTGAAAATAAAATTCAGCGGTTAATCATCGATGCCAAATTTGTTTTCTAAAGTATCTTCTGCAAAGTCAAGTTTGTCTTCCAGAGCGTCAATCCTGCGTTCGATTTCTTTATATTTTGCAGCTGAGAGCTTTCCGGTATCATACTGATGCTCATAATCGTC